TATGCTCGATTACGTGCCGCAATATTACCGCGACTCTCTCGTAGCAAGCGGACTGCTTAACGCGGAGGCTATCGAAATCGCGCAGCTTAATGCGGATATATACGACGTGCTCGACCAGTTTTACATCGACCGGGCAACGTGGGGATTGGCGCGGTGGGAGCGGATATTCGGAGTAGTACCGGAAGCGGGCTCAACTTACGAACAGCGCCGCGAAGTCCTGCGTGGTAAATTGCGCGGCGTCGGCAAGATTAGCGTAAGTCTCATCGAGAATGTGGCGGAAGCTTACGCAAATGGTGACGTGGATGTAACGGTAGATAGCGCGGCTTACACGTTGACAATTACGTTTGTTGGCGTCTTTGGCGTGCCTACGCAACTTGACGCGCTTAAAGCGAATCTACGCGATATTATTCCGGCTCACATGGCGATTGACTACGTATTCCGCTATTACACGTACGCGGAGCTCGCGGGAAGCGGCGTGACATATGCGGACTTAACGGGATATACGTACGACGATATTTACAATCGGAGGTTATAACGATGGCAACGACGCCAAATTTAGGATTGCCGCTGATTGATGGCGCGATGACTGCGGATGTGCCGCGGGATATGAATGCGCTGGCGAATGCGGTAGATACTGCGGTGGGGAACGTGAGTATCCCTGATGCGAGCTTAACCGTGAAAGGTAAGACGCAATTGTCGAGCGCGACAGGTAGTGCGTTGGAAGACCGAGCGGCTACGCCTAAGGCTGTCAGTGATGCGCTTATTCAGGCTAAATATTATGTAGATCAAGAAAACATATGGGGGGCGCTATAGATGGCGGTGGTAACAAAGAGGTTAGGCAAAGGAACAATCGGAACAGCTGCATCTACACTATACACTGTCCCCGCAGGAGCAAAAGCACTAGTAAAAGCGTTAACGATCGGAAATACAAGCAATAATCCATCTGCATTCACGCTTGCACTTGCGGGTACGCAGATCATATCCGCTCACATTATCAAAGGGAACGACACAATAACGATTCCTTTCTTAGATCAGGTTTTGGAATCAGGAGAAAGCATTACAGCTTCTTCCACTACAGGCACTGTCACTTACTACATCAGCGGGAAAGAGGTGACATAATGCCGGGGATAGATAGTTACTCATTGGACAGTCATGGGATGGACGGACCGGTGCAGTCGGTAAAGCAATCTGTAATTATTCCTACGCCTACAAATGCGTCTGTCACAGTTCCGACTAACCAAACCAATTATATTGTTTATCTACTAGCTAACATTCCTGCAGGAACAAGAGTGCTCTCAATAGCTCCGGCGTCTAATAGCGCTACAGTTGGTTGGTATAACGCAAGTAGCCCGAATATTAGCTCTCAACTCGTTTTGCTAGATGCAAATAATAACTATTGGCGTTTAGGTGGGTTGGCATCGAATAATACAATGAGTTTTAATTCGGTACAAGTAGATATGTTGGTTTCTTCCACGGCTATGATCGCAACGGGCACCTACGATGTTACCTCAACCACATCATGGGGAATGAGTAGTAACACCAAACCGTCCACTTTTAATCCAGACACTGATATGCGTCTCGCTATAGTGGCAAACACTTCAACCATCGCAAACTTGACGGTTAGTTACAACCTCCAAAACTTGAGGGTACTTTACGTTTAGAATTAGTTTAACAAGATATAGAGATAGGAAAGGAGGGGTAACGATATGCAACTCGGAACTAGAATTGTGTTCGATCAAGACGGAGAAATTGTTGCCTTTTTGGGAGAAATGCTCGGGAATGTGCCTCTGAGAAAAGAAATTACGAAGCTGGATTATATTGACCTTGAATACGCATCGATTGACCAAACCATTCATCGAATTGTAAAGATCAATCCGGAAACAAAACTACCGGTGCTGGAAAGGATTCATGCGGAACTTACTCCGGAAGAACGTATCAAAGAATTGGAAGATCAAATTTTGTTGATGGCTAATGAAAATACAGGGGGAATTTTATAATGGTGAACGATGTAGTGGTGCGTATTGCTGCGGAACGAATTTTTAATAAAGGACTCAATCCAAAAACTGGACGGGTGTACTTACTTGATGATATCACTAATGTTGATTATCGCCAGGCCGTCGAGGATTACATCTTGGAGAAAACCGAAGGAATCTAACAGGCGTTCCGATGTCCGGAGCGCTATTTTTGTGCCTTCCGTTAAGCTGCGGAGGGCTTCTTTTATTTTTACGGATAGGACGTGAACCCGTGAACAAGACGCAGCTTTATCGCATCCTAGTTCTGCTCGCGCTGGCCTTAACATTCATAGCGAGCGTCTTTGCGGCAACGTCCGTAACTAAATCACGCATCAACATTAACGTAAGCAGCCGCGCCGCAATCGAAACACTGCCTGGAATCGGGCCGGTACTTGCGGATCGCATCGTGAGCGGCCGTCCCTACGCGGATGTGTACGAATTGGATCGCGTTAAGGGCGTAGGCCCCGCGACAATAGACGGAATTATCGGGAGGGTTGATTGGTGATGGACATTGCGGGAATATCAGCGCTGGCCTTTACGCTATTGAAAGAGGGCGCGTGGATGCCGCTGGCCGTACTCGTTATCGGCGTGCTCGTATGGCTTATGTTACGCGCGCAGAAAGAGCAGACGGAGGCTAACCGGGCAGACGCTAAGAAGCGCGAGGATAAGTTGATGGCGTTCGTTGACGAGAACAAGGCGGAGGCATTAGCGCGTGAGGACCGGTTGATGGAGCACTTGACGAAGACGGAAGAAGTACAGACGCGTATCGTATCGACATTGGAACGGATGGAAATGCGGATGCAGTATATCGAACGCGCTGTGAATATCGAAATTAAATACGGAGATGATGCGGCATGATCACGAAAGGAAACTTTCTACTAATGGATCGGCGCGAGTTCCGCGATTGGCTAGAGGCGCAGGCAATCACGCGTAAAATCGAGCGCCTCCAAGTTCACCACACAGCCGCGCCTAATTATACTACGCGCAGGATGTTCGCTGGCCTCGCGCAACAAGATCATTTCGATTGTCTCGAAGGTATGCGGCGCTTCCACCTATCGCAAGGGTGGTCCGGAACCGGCCAGAATATCACAACGTTTGAGGACGGGAAGATTGCGATTAGTCTCGACCGTGATCTCAATGTAACACCCGCCGGCATTAAAGGCGCGAACACTGGCGCGCTATGTATTGAGCACGTTGGCAATTTCGATAAGGGTGGCGACCCGATGACGGAAGCGCAACGGGATACGATCGTTCATCTATACGCGGCGCTTTGCGAAAAACTGGCGCTAACTCCTTCCGTTAACACGATCGTTTATCACGCGTGGTATAGAGCGGACGGTACGTGGCTCGGCGATTACACGGCCGGAAAGTCATCGAAGACGTGTCCGGGCACAGCGTTCTGGGGCGCAGGCAATTCGAAAGCGGCCGCGCTACAATCGTTCATTCCGGACATTGCCGCAGAGCTTGCGAAATTGAAGAACGGAGATGGTGACGAAATGACAATCGAAGAGAAAGCCGCGTTTAAAGCGCTGCAGGAAACGGTAGCCGCGCAAGCTAAGCGGATTGAAACGTTAGAAGGACGCGACAAGATGGCGAAGGTGCCGGCGTGGGCCGAAGCTGCGTGCGTAGCTGCGAAAAAGGCTGGCGCAATTGATACGGCGAACGACGGAAGCTACGACTTTTACCGCGTTATTACCGTAATGTATCGGCGCGGATTCTTCGGAGCGGTTGACGCTGTTCCCGTAAAGGAGGCGAAGTAACATGAAAAAGCGTTTAACTAATCCGCTGTTCATCGCGGCGGCCGTGGGACTTGCGTACCAGGTACTCGAAAAGTATGGAGTCGCTCCGGATTTCGGTACGTGGCAGATCGGCATTGACCTCGTGACGTACGCGTTGATCGGGACAGGCGTTTATTCTACGTTTAAGAAAACGGAGCCGGCGGAATAAAACTGCGACCTACTTGCGGATGACTACGTATTGTATCGTAGGTAGGTCTTTCCTTTTTATATGATTCGATGGTACTATTTAGTAAAATACACTGTGCGGGGTGCATACATATGGAGTACAGAAGGTTACGGGATAGTCGAATAGTTTGGATAGCATTGGCCGGAGTAGCCGCGTTAATCGTCGTTATTGTATTTACGCTAACTTCTAATAAGAGTACTGTAAGCGTAATCGCTCCTGGAGAAGTAACGCCGGGAATTAACACTGCGGTCAACATCGGAGCATTTGACGTATCGGTAACCGGAGTCTCCGAGAAAAGCGGAACAGACACGAAGACCGTCTCGCTAGAGCTGACCGCATATAACGCCACTAAGAGCGCGGATTCATTTTACGGAGACCAAGTCGTATTACACGAC